TTAATTCTTCTCAGCTTGCAGGGGCGTCATTCCCGTCAAATCCTAGATTTTGGGAATCAAGCCGGTTAAATGCGGTTAAAGCATCCAATCCAGATATACTAACAATATTGGGGGGGGCCAACGATTTAGTTGGAGAAATACCTATCGGCAGTGATTCTGAATATATTGATAAGACTGTTACCACATTTAAAGGATCATATAGTTACATCATAGACAACCTTCTTACATGGAAACCTTCTCTAAAAATAATAATATTAACTACTACATGGGCATGGAATGATGGGGTGACGCTTGCTCCAGCTTCGGGGCTTAGATATACAAATTACGCCAATGCTTCCAAAGAAGTTGCGGCATACTTTGGACTGAAGTGTGTAGATTTACACTCTAACGCAAATTTTAACGCCTACACGGAGGCTATATATTTTCCTGATCATATACACCCAAACGCAGAAGGCGGCAAGAGAATTGGAGAATGTGTTGTTGGAGTTTTAAAAGACCTTATTGTTTAATTAAATTAACTTATACAATAAAATAAAAATCATGGAAGAAAAAGAAGAACAATTTTTTGAAGGTCAATGCAACAAGGATAGTGATTGCACGACAGGTTTCGTATGCGTAAATGGTAAATGCGTACCCGACATCGGCAATACTACCAAAACAGAAGATGAAGATAGCGATATCTAGTCTTTTGCTTATAATGCACATAGCTACATTATGTTACTTCTTATCGCTTGATTATAGCTATTTGAGTGAGCATAAGGCTGTGCGCATTATATTTTTTATCTGTCCTGTATTTATTTTACCGTCCCTAAATAACGAATTAAGGGCGGAAAATGATAGCAAATGGCAGTTACTTATTTATTCTTTACATAATCTATTTTCGCTCTTAATAGGTTCGGTATACTTTTTGTACTACACAGGTGTAATTTGGTGGACTACAAAACACAGTATATTTATTGGCAGCGTAATATTTTTTGTTATATTTATATCAATTTACTTTAATCTATTACGCTACGGTTTTTTAAAACGTAGGAAATGAGAAAATACACGATGGCATTAGAAAATGAAAGCGAAAGGTGGCTAGACCTTGCTAAAATTATTGCAGCTTGCGCTGGTCCCTTTTTTCTTATCCAAACATGGATTAAAAACCACTTTAAAGACAAGGCGCAAGAGCGAGATGCGGCCATGCAGGTTCTAATAAATCAGGCTATTGACAATCGTGTTACTCCAGATATCAAAAGACTTACAGAAAGCATTGATAAGCTTAACGGAGCTATAACAGATTTAAAGATTAGGGCGAATAAGTAACGATTTCATTACAATACGAATAATCACAAAATAACTTCTACATTTGAATATGTTTAACATTGGAACAAAAGGCATTTTCAGTAACAAGGTTATTATAATTGCCACAACGATATTTAGTTTAGCAGTTTTTGCATTAATTACATTCGCTACATTTAATTAAAATATTGGTCGTCCTGGCTGATTTTTCATAATTTTGTTTTGTTTTGTTTTAGGTTTTAAAGGCTGTCGTGAGATAGCCTTTTTTATTTACCAATATTTTATTTAACTTTACTATTATGAATATTTCGCAAAAAGGAATTAACTTCATTAAGAACGAGGAAGAATTTAGGAGTAAGCCTTATTTAGATTCAGTTGGCGTGCCGACCATCGGTTATGGCTCAACTGTTTATATGAATGGGAAATCAGTTACTTTAAAAGATAAACAGATTAACGAAGCAGAAGCAACCGAGCTACTTAATCACAAACTACAATCTCGCTACGTTCCTGCTGTTAAATCTGGCTTAAAGGTAAATGTTACGCAAAATCAATTTGACGCGATTACATCGTTTATATACAACGTTGGCCCTGGCGGAACTTCATCGACTTTGTTTAAGAAAATAAACGCAGGAATTAAAGATCCATCCACAATAAAATACTGGTTTGGCGTTTGGAATAAAGGAACAATAAACGGCAAGAAAGTTGAATTAAAAGGATTGACTAATCGCAGGTCAAGAGAGGCAAATCTATTTTTATCATAATTATGAAACTAAGAAAATACTTTTATTCGGTTTGTTTAGGAATTGGGTTAAACATGTTAATTCCTGAACACGCTCAGTTTGGCTGCATGGAGCAGGAAAAATCAAAATATTATAAGTAATGGGTAAAGTACATTTAAATAAAACAGGGACGCTGAACTGGCGCGACTTATTGAAGGGCGGTATTCTTGCGGCAATATCTCCAGCATTCACGATTTTAATCCAATCTTTACAGGCCGGTGATTTCCAGGTAAATTGGAAAAGCATTTTAAATGTGGCTATTATTGCCTTTTTAACCTACCTATCTAAGAACCTATTTGGTCCTGCTTCAGTAACTACTGTTTATAACACAAACGATAAAGCTGAAAAAGTTGTGGTTGATATAAATAAAAGCAATGGATAGGCCAACAGCTATTTGTATTGGCATTACTTTAATTTTAACAGTAGGCTTTGTGATAGCCGGAATATTGATATTTAAACCATTTTAACATGCGCAGACGTAGAATTGATTTACTCACAGACGATTTAAAAGAATCGCTTAAATCAGAGGCTAAAGGCTTTTTCGGAACAATTATAAAGCTGTTCCTTTCAAAAATCGTAGAGATCATTATTTCGGCCTTGTTAAAGAAAAATTGGGTTGATGTGACAGACGATTGGGATATTAATGCGTAATTCTTAATACGGCAAATTAGCCATAATTAAAAACCCCCGGCAAATGTCGAGGGTTTTTAGTTTAATATTCTTTACATTTTTGATAAATATTTTTAATTGTATCTGTATAATCTGATGTATAATTAATCAAATCTTCGGAATAATATCCAGTAAGAGAATAGCCAGTCTTTAAATTTTTAATGTCGATGACTTTAACAGATTCGCACAATGAAAAATCAAGACCTTTCTTAATGCACAAAATTAAAATTTTTGGTATTAAATCGATTGCCTCTTTAATTTCCTTATCCTTTGCTATTTTTTCAGCTTTTACTACTCTTCAAATATGCAATACAACTGAATTACTATTAATCCACTAAGAAACAACAAATGATTATCTCGCTCGCTTATTGCCTCTAAAATACCAACTAAAACACCCCAAAAAAAATGTAATTAATAATGCTTTTAAAATTTGGCTTATAACTTTCATATCTTAATTAATTTTAACGCCCCTGTTTGTTCTTTTTCCGCGCTCAGTAAAATAGCTTCCTTCTGTTTCGCAGGAGTACAGCAATACAGTAATAGCGTGGTTGGCCTTTTCTTTGAGCTTTATTTCGCCATTTAGTATGTTTTGGCGTTGGTTTAAGGTTAGTTTCATTATTCGCCAACGTTAAATTGAGTAATGGTTATCGTATCACCAACTTTTGCGCTGTAATAATAAGATCCTGTAACGTTTTCATAGCCGTCAGAATAATAAAGGCTATATGTTTTCGATCCGTATTTATCGAATGACATATCTTTACCTATTACAGTCTTTTTTACATGCTTAGTTTGACAGGCAAATAAAAATAATACTGGTATTAATAATAATTTTCTCATAATTACTTTTTAGCTAACTCCAGTTTAATTAAATTGTTCAAAAAGCCATTAAATGACCTATCTGATTTCTTAGCCAGTTTTTCGGCTTTGTCTTTAACATCTTTATCAATCCTTAATAAAAATGTAGCTTCATTTTCGTTTGAATCAGAGCAATTTTTATTTTTATTAAAAAGGTTAAATCCTTTTTTTTCAAAATACTTAATCCATTTAACCTCGATTACACTTGACACATCTTGATTGCACTGTTCAATGATATTGAAAACAGGCATCATTCCTGATTCTATTATCTCTTTTATTTTAATTCTTGTTTGCTCGTTGTGAGAATTATTTACATGAGATTTTTCCCTGGCCTTAAAATTCCTAGTTTTTCCAATGTAAAAAACATCCCCATCCAAAGGGCTTGATATAGAATATATAAAACAATCCATGGCTATTTTATTATTGAGTAAACAGTTGGTGGTGTCATTCGATAAGATTTGCAAATTCCAGCAATAACAGCCGAGCTCATTGCGCCTTCTTGCAACATTTCATTGTTATATCTTTCTTTAATGCGCTGATTACGTTCTAAACGCTTTCGCTTGTTTTCAGTAAATTTATCCATATCCAAATGTAAGAATAATATTTAAATAAACCGTAAAATAAATTATAAAATATTTTATTAAATAAATTTGCAATTATAAAAACTATTCATACCTTTACATCATCAAGCAGCAATAGGGTTGTTTGTTAAATTGCAGGAATAATGATTATCATAACAAACTTAAACAGAACTAAATTTTCAATTGGAAAAGAATCTGATATCGAAAAAGCCATAGATATTGATAGCGGTGTTATTTCTCCTTGCATGGGGCTGCCTAAAAAGTATTGGTACGAAGAATGTACGATTTTAATTATAAAATAATTACCGTTACTGCAGTTGCGGTAATACCAGAGCGACACTCTCAGGGGTTCGCTCTTTAGGTGGTAAAAAACAATAAACAAAATGAACTCAGAAAAAATAAACAAACTTAAAGATCTTCAAAGCGTAAGGCCTTTGGTTATCGAAGAACCTAAATTAACTGTAGAAGATTTCGGCATCGAACAGGAGCCAGGAAAAGAAACGAAAATACACATCAATCTTACTAATGGATCACGCGTAACTGTTGGCTCTCTTGAATTAAGAGAGTACGATGATTTCACAGAAGATTTCGATATGCGGTTAACTAATCCAAGTTATTATCATGGCGAATTGATGGAACTATGCCAAACGTATTTAAACGAGGCTGAGGACTTTAAAATTGAAAAGGAAGATGAATAATCACAGATCAATACAATCAACAGTAATTCCGCCAAAACGATTAAGCTTTAATCAGTGGGCGATATATATCAGAAAACAAGTAAGCAAAAATAAATAACCCCTTAAACAAACTTAAAATGAAAACAGAACCTAATCAATCAGCTTTTGGATATGGATTTACTACAGCTAATGGGGAATCGCATGTAAATGAATCTGGCTTATCTAAAAGAGAATATTTTGCTGCTAAAGCTATGGAAGCATTTTGTAATGCCGAACCCAACGCAAGTAGCGAAAGCATGGCTAGGTGGTCGGTAGAGGCCGCAGATTCGCTAATTAAAGAACTAAATAAAGAATCATAACCATGAAAACCCACAAACTCGATCAAAAAGAAAAATACCCGAAATTTCACAAATGGGTTTCGGCTGAAAAAATTAACGTGTATTCGACTGAGGCTATCAACATATGCGACAAAATAGAATTAAAATACGAAACATTGACCGTTACGAAAGCTTCATCTAGCAAGCCTAACGAAGAATACGCAATAGTAAAAACAATGTTTTATGAACTTGAAATTATAAGGTGATGAAAAATATATTAGAAAATAAAACAAAGTTCTTTGCACAATATTGGGGGCAAGAGGTATTAACTTTGGGAACAAACGATAATTACCCAATTATTAAAAGTTGGATTAGTTGTTTAATGGAAGATTCAGAGGCTAATGGTGATTACAAACAATTACTTAAACTAAAGCCTATTTCATCAATAACAGATGAAGATGCTTTACAATTATCCGAATTTATAGGGTATAGAAGAGCCATGAAATTTGATATGCGAAAAAAAGCAAAGATGATTGTATTAGCAAAAGAATACCTAGAAAAATATGCGCCAGTAATTAGCGCTGGAGATTACCTACGCTCAAAAGGCTACGCACTTCCTTACATGGGATTAAGCGTTGAAAAGCAAGTAGAATACGGATGGATTAAATTATCATGACACACCCCAATCCGATAACCGACACGATCCGCATTAGGATTGCAACAATTTACATTTTACTCACAATTTTAGCAATAGCAACATGAAAACAGCGGAAGAAATATTAAAAGAAAATCATTCAATCATAAAGGCCATGAAAATTTACGCAAACCAAAAGATTGATGAAGCTTCGGATTGCTATGAATATGATATAAATGAGGGAAAGTTTATTTTAAATAAACAATTAATTTTAAGCCTAAAAGACGAATTATGAAAACTAAAAACACACATGGTTGCTTTGACCATACAAATGATAGCGACCAAAAAGCGTTATTTATAGCGCATTTCTTTGCAGGACTAGTAATATTTATCGGCCTTGCTGCTCTGCTCGTTGTAGCGCTTTATTTCAAGCAGCTCAACGACCAGGATAAAAGAACTGAGTATATTAATGAACTACATAGCGAATTGAAATGAAAATATTAAACCTTTACGCATGCCTTGGCGGGAATAGATATAAATGGGGTGATGAACACGAAGTAACAGCTGTGGAATTAGATCCTGAGTTAGCAAAATTATACCAAGAAAGATTTCCTAATGACACAGTAATTGTTCATGATGCACATCAATATTTACTAGATCATTACAAGGAGTTCGATTTTATTTGGTCATCTCCACCTTGTCCTAGTCATTCTCGCGCGAGATATTGGAATAGCTCAAATTACGATACAACAACAGAAGCTATTTATCCTGACATGAAGCTATATGAAGAAATACTTTTTCTTCAGCATTATTACAGAACTGGTAAATTTGTCGTTGAAAATGTAATACCTTACTACGAGCCTTTAATACCAGCGATAAAAAGGGATAGACATTTATACTGGACTAACTTTAAACTACCATCTGTTTTAAGTACAAGAAATATAAGCGGGATTGTTTCTTCAGCAAAGAATGAATTAAAATTATTATCAAGCATACATGATTATGATTTTAGCCAATATAAAGGCAAACAGCCAATGTTAAAGATAGCTAGGAATTTAGTTGATTACGAAGCTGGAAGAACAATATTAAATGTAGCTATGGGGGTAATTGAAAGCCAAAATGTTAATCAATCATTACTTTTCTAACTGTAACAAGTCAGATACAAATTAGCTTATCAAATCAAACCTCCTTATCTTTGACTATGGTTAGCCTCGGAAACTTAACCACTCACACTTAAAGCCTTTTCAATGTTTGCCACTCCGAGGCGGTAAATGTTTTAGAGGCTTTTTTAATTTAAAACAAAATGGAAAGATTAAACCTTAAAAAGAATTTTAACATAGCATCTACAGTGATTAACGATAATGTTAGAGTTTCAACAGCAGCTATTTTTTACGATGAAATTTGGGGCGAAAGATTCCAATTCGAAACTTTCATATTTAAAAAAGAAGGTAGGTCGATTATGAAGATACATTTAGTTTCAGAAAATCAAAAAGGTATAGATTACTGCTTATCATTTCACAATAAAACAGTCTCGTTAATAAAATCAAAACTTAAATAAAATGACAAAGGAAACTTTAGCATACATCGACAGCCGAATTAAGGCAATTACAGAACTTGAAATACAAGCTTTGGCAGATGACAACAAAAAGGAATCAGCCAAACTGAACGCCATTAAAATTGAGCTGATCGACATGAAAATATTCGTATGCGATCAGGCACTGAAAGAAATTAAATCACAGTTAAATGTTTTATCATAATGAGTAGATTAGATAAAGAAAGGCAAACTCAATTAGAGCCTAAAAGAATGGTTTACGCTAAAGAAAAAATACAGGAAATGGGTTATGAAATTCAATGTGAAGATGAAAACAGGTTAATGTTTTTATTTAAAGGCAATAAGATTGAGTTTTTCCCTTATTCAGGTTGGTATTCTGGTAAAGGAATTTCATCCGGAAGGGGATTAGTTAATCTTTTAAACAAAATAAAATGTCCTTAGAAATCCAAAACGATTTACGGAAGATCGAGCGAACTTTTGAGATCCTTAACCATTTGGCTAAAATTGAATATCAAACCGAAATAGGTAGCGAAATTAAAAATACTTTAGATGAATCGTTAACTGAAATTATCAGGCCGTTTCTTCTAGAAAAACACAAACAATTAAAATCAAAATTATAATGTCAGAAAACACAGAATTAGAAGTAATGCAAATATCAGGAAACGATATAGCATTTTTACAGGAAAAAGCGCAGGTTGATGTTCAAATTTCAACAGCTAAGGCCTTTCCGAGAAATTTAAAGCGGTCACTAGAGAATGCAATCGTAACAGCAACAATCGACAGGGAAACCGCTTCAACTTGCACTTACTCGGTGCCGCGAGGAGGCAAATCCATTACGGGGCCATCTGTTCACCTCGCTAAGATATTAGCGCAATGCTGGGGCAACATGCGTATTGAAGCAAAAGTTATTGAGGTTGGCGATAAACACGTAACCAGCCAGGCTGTTGCTTTTGACCTTGAAAATAATGTGGCTATTAAGGTTGAAGTTAAGCGATCAATAATGACAAGATCGGGCCGTATGAATGATGATATGATTGTTGTTACGGGCAATGCAGGCAATTCTATAGCGCTACGCAACGCGGTTTTATCTGTTATCCCTAAAGCTATTGTCGATAAGGTTTATAATTCAGCAAAGCAAACTATTACCGGCGATATTTCAGACCAAACTAAGCTACTTAAAAGGCGTAAACAGGTTATGGATGGATTAATGTCAACGTACACTTTAACCGAAAAAGAAGTTTTATCTGCTATTGGAAAAGCTGCAGTTGATCACATTACACCGGATGATTTAGTGGTATTGATTGGAATTGGACAGGCAATTAAGGATGGTGATACAACAGTTGAGGCTGCATTTAAAGGTAAAAAAGATGAAGTAATAGCAAAAACACCAGAACAAATCGAAAACGAGCGTATGGTTATTTTGATTAATGATGCAGTTACAAAAGAAGATTTAGCCAAACTCGAAAAAGACGTTAAGCCAGAATTATTGGATCTATTTAACCAAAAGAAAGATGGATTACAATAAAATATTTGAAAAACATTTATTCCGGGCTAGTAGCCTGGGATATTTAATGGCTGAAGGCAAAGAAAAATCAAATCTTGAAAAATGGCAGGATGCTGCAAATAATTATCAAAAGTTATTAAATGAGTTTAACTTAATGCCTAAATTTAATAAGGATGGCGTAACCGTTTCTAAAAACTATTTAAATAAGGCTGATAAGCTTAAAGAAGCATCAGCATTAGAAGCAGAGCTCTTTACCAATAAGGATAAAATAACGCTTTCAGATGCTGCGAAAACTCATTTGATGGATGTTTATATTTTTCTAACTACTGGACGTAAAGGCGACATTGAAAACCGGTATGTGCGCAAGGGCAATATGGTAGAAGATGAATCAATTACACTTTATTCCAGGGTTAAAAAAATGTTCTTTAAAAAGAATGAGCAACATTTACATAACCTCTGGATTAAAGGCACCCCTGATATTTTTGAGGGAGAATCAATACATACAGCAACCCGATTGCCAGACATTAAATCTTCTTGGAGTTTACGAACATTTTACCAAACATTTAAACGGAAACTAAACCCTATTTATTTTTGGCAAATAATCGCTTATATGTGGCTAACGGGCGCACGGTCGGGAAGTGTAGCCTACTGCTTAGTTGACACGCCAGAGAGCTTAATTCAAAGCGAGATCGATAGAATTTGGTATAAGATGGGTAAGCCTTTAACGGAATCGCCTTTATTCTTAAAAGCTTGCGAAGAAATACGGGCCGAAATGACCTATTCGGATATTCCAGTTAAAAAACGATTGCTTGAATATGAAATAGAATGGAAAGACGAATACATAGATAATATTAAAAAGTACGTTGAGGCTGGTCGAGAATACCTAATAGAAATACATCGAGACTTAGAATTAAAACAATCATAACATTCAAATAGCTTCTTAACGAGGCTATTTTTTTTTAAAGGCATGTTGTGTAACGTAAATATTACTTGTATGTTTGTTTGTAATTGTTTACATTTGAATAATCAAAAACATAAAATTATGGTAGAAAAATTATTAAGCATGAAAATCGGCGAAACGTCATCAGATTGGGATGTTAAAAACGATTACGACAATTTAATTTCAACTAAATCGAGATTAAAAAGAAATGGAAAAGGCGAATGGATTTCAACTTTGGGATTTGATGGCCCCGGAACATTACTGGTTAAACGCATAAAATAATGTCAGGCCGTAACTATTATTATTCGGAGAAAGAAAAGCAATACGTTTTTAGAAATTTCAATAAAAAGACTAAACATGAAATAGCTTTTTATCTTAATCGATCTTACAACTCCGTTAAGTCTTTCATGTACCTGAACGGCTTAAAATCGGTCGAAATGGAAAAGAAAAGACGTAGCCAGTTGGTAGGAACAATCAGAT